CAGGTGCGATTGATAATCATTCTCAATTTGGATGGTCAGATGAGAATGGTTCGCAACAAAGATACCAGGTGCGATTGATAATCATTCTCAATTTGGATGGTCAGATGAGAATGGTTCGCAACAAAGACCGGGGTAGGGTGGGGGGTAGGGCCCCACTCGCACGTGCACATGGTCAGTCAGCGCGCATGGCTCTCGCGCGGCCGGTTTTTGGAAATTCACCCCATCCTATACTATTACTCAGGATGCCGCCCGCTTGACTTCCCCCGCGGTATCCTATATTTTTTTAGGATGACCGGCGCAACAGCGAAAACGATCACCCGACCGATGCTTATTCGCCTTGAAGACGAGGGCAAGTTCGGGCCTGCGATGGAAGCCCTGCCGAGCGATCGGATGCGGGCCTTCGTGATAGCCCTTCTCAACCAGGGCGGGCGCGGGTTGGTCCGTGCCTACATGACCGCGGGCTACTCGGGCGACCCGAACTCGACTACTCTCAGCACGGAAGCCTTCCGCCTCGCCCACGATGACCGCATCCAGGAAGCGATGCGCGAGGAAGCCATGCGTCGGATGGGCGGCGCCGGCATCCTGGCCGTAAGCACTCTGCTCGACATCATGCAGGACGACGCGATCAAGCCTGACCTGAAGGCCAAGGTCGCCGGAATGATACTCAACCGCACCGGCATGCACGAAACGACAGAGCACAAAGTCTCCGTGAAGAAGGAATTGAACGAAGCCGACAAACTCGCGGCGATCGAGAAACTTGCCGGCATACTCGGCGTGGATCCGAAGACCCTGCTCGGCGAGCAGTACCAGCCGAAGGAAATCGCCGGCCCCGTCGTCGATGCCGAGTTTAGTGTGGTCGAGGAAATCGTACCCACCAGCGAGGGGCTAGAAGACCTCCTTGGCTGACCTCGACGCTATCCTGGCCGGACTTCAGCAGGCGGTCGATCTCCGCCAGCATTCGAAAATCCGTTTTTTCAAACCCTATCCGAAGCAGGAAGCATTTTTCGAAATGGGTGCGACCATGCGCGAGCGCCTTCTGCTCGCGGGCAACCAGCTCGGCAAGTCGGAAGCTGGTGCCTATGAAGTCGCTTGTCATCTCACCGGCCGGTATCCGTCGTGGTGGAAGGGACGAAAATTCGACCATCCGGTAAAGGTGTGGGCGTGTTCTGAAAGTTCGGGCGTAGTCCGTGACGTGGCCCAGTCGAAACTCTGTGGGCATTTTGGTGTCACGGAAGATTTTGGCACTGGGTATATCCCAAAGGGTGACTTCACTGACACGCCATCAACGGCCCGCGGGGTTACAGACGCCTACGACATGATCCAGGTTCGCCACCACAACGCCAAGGGTGAGCCCGATGGCACCTCGACGTGTTCTTTCAAGTCCTACGAGCAGGGCCGGCTGAAATTTCAGGGCACCAGCATCGACGTTGCATGGATGGACGAGGAATGCCCAATGGACATTTACTCGGAAATCCTGACGCGCACGACGGCTACACACGGGATGGTATTCACCACGTTCACGCCGATGAAAGGTCCGACCGCGGTAGTCAACCGTTTCATTGTCGAGAAGTCGCCCGAGCGCGGCATGGTGACGATGACTATTTACGACGCGCTTCACTTCACCGAAGAAGAACGCAAGCAAAAAATTGCGGATTATCCGGCTCACGAGCGCGAAGCCCGCGCGATGGGTGTTCCCATTCTTGGCTCGGGTCGCATCTTCTCCTACGCCGACGAGACAATCACCGAGAACCCGCTGACCTACGTCCCGCAACACTGGGTCAAGATTTGGGGCATCGACTTCGGCATCGACCATCCGTTCGCCGCTTCGCTCATTCTGTGGGACAAGGACGCGGATGTGATCCATGTCCACTACGCCTTCCGCATGTCGGGCGGTCTGCCGATCAACCATGTCGCTGCGATGAAGCCGGTCGGCGCCGCCGTTCCCGTCGCCTGGCCCCACGATGGCGACAACCGCGAGAAGTCCACCGGCGTTACGCTCATCACCTCGTACCAGAAAGCCGGGCTGCGCACGCTCGGCCAGCATGCGACGTGGGAGGATGGCGGCCTTTCGACCGAGGCCGGCGTGCTGGAGATGCAGCAGCGCATGACCACTAACCGCTTCAAAGTCAACCGTACGCTGATGCAAGGTGACTTCGGCGAAGAATTTCGTTTCTACCATCGTAAGGATGGTCTGATCGTCAAGGAGCGCGACGACATAATCTCGGCCACGCGCATCGCGATCATGGCGAAGCGGTTTGCCCAGCCGGTCCAGCTCGGCGGCAAGATCGGCAACCTTCATCGAAAAGAAGTTGCCGACGATGTTGACTTCGACCTCTGGGGGGGTTGAACTTTTCTGACCCGGCCGAGTTGACACCGGCTGGGGGGGCGAGTAGAGAAATTCGCGCCCACAATTTTGAGGCAGACCCCATGTACGCTTGGATAGACGCAGTTCTTCTGTTCCTCGTCCTCCTGGTCGTACTCAACTCACGAGGTACTATCATGGCACTCAAGGATGATCTCACCGCACTCGCGTCCGCGCTCACGGCCTACATCGCCGCGGTCGGCGTGGCTACCGCCGGAACCAACGCAGCCGTTGCTGCCGCGGTTGCAGCGGACGAAGCCGGCACGGACGTAGACGTGCAGGCGCTCAAGGCGCAGGTCGCGGCCGCTCAGGCTGGTCTTGCTCCGGCAGCGGCAACCGTAGCCGCAGCGGTCACCACTCCGGCGATCGTCGCAGCGGCTCCGGCCATCGTCCCCCCGACCACAGTGGCGGCGGACGGCACTTCGAACCAGCCGACACTCGGCTAACCGCTACTTTGAATGACAAGACCCCCGGGCCAAAAACCCGGGGGTTGTTTTCGGAGGAAGTCACATGGACCTCATTTTTCTCGTTGCCGCCTTCATCGGCGGTTGCTTTGCGGGTGGCTTCATCAATCACTGGATGATTTCCAGCGGTGTCAGCGCGGGCCTGTCCTCGCTTGAGGTGAAGGTCGGCAATCTTCAGGCGACCGTCGCCAACAAGGTTGCCACGCTCAAGCCGGCGACAACCAGCAAATCCTGATGCTGAACCGGGATCAGTTTTTCGCCCACGTCAGCGCCTCGCTGTTCGCGGGGCACATACTTGGAACACAGCAGGCGGGGATCACGATTATCCTCGACGAGTGGGACAAGCGTGGACTGACTGATCTTCACTGGCTGGCCTACATGCTGGCAACTGCGTATTGGGAGTGCGACCGCACCATGCAGTCCATTCGCGAAGTCGGTGGGTCGCGAGCGCGGTACGCTCCCTGGTATGGGCGTGGTTTCGTTCAACTGACTTGGCAGGCAAACTATGCAAAAGCGTCAAAGTTTGTGGGTGTGGACCTTATTGCTAATCCCGATCTGGCTCTTAGCCCACCCATTGCCGTCCAAATTCTGTTCGACGGAATGCTCGACGGATGGTTCACCGGCAAAAAGCTCTCCGACTACAATACTTCCAACGGTTTCGACTACGTTGGTGCCCGCCACATCATCAACGGCAACGACCGCGATACCGTCATCGCCGGCATCGCCGGTACGTTCTTTTACTGCGCCATCGCCGCCAACCAAGGGAAAACCTTTATCCCGGTCAGTTCACCCGCGCTCACACCTCCGCTCGGTAAAATCCCCGGCTCCGCCCCGGAAGTTGCCAAGCCCCTCCCCGCGACTACTGCCGCCCGTGCCTCAGCCGGGGTTACAGCAGTTGTGGTTGCAATTGGTGGGGCCATCGCTGCCACCTCCGGCGCCGTCTTCAACCCGGCCTTTCTCGTCATGGCACTTTGCGCATCTGCCATCGTCGTGCTACTCGCTTATCTGCACCTGAAAGGAAAATAACATGGTCCATGCTTCAATCCCCGGAATTGCCCTCGTCATTGCTGGCATCCTCGGCGCCCTTGGCGTCGATGCCCGCATTGCTTGGGCTTGTGTCGCCATCGCCGGCCTGTTCCTTTTGGTTGGCTGATGAAGTTCACGATCAACGCAGATTGGATTGGGGGTGTGTGGGGCCGAGTGACCACGCACGTCCTCACCATTTTGACCGGCGCGCAGCCGATCTTTTCGGCGCTGGACCCGACCCTGTACACGGGTGCCCCGTGGCTACGTTGGGTTGGTCCAAGTGTTGCGCTCGGCATCATCCTGCTTAGTGAGTGGGCGCCCCCGCACGAGCAACACGAACAGCACGACGGGGACCACTGATGGGCGCGATCTTCGGCTGGCTTCTCAATTTTCTTGGCGGCAACGTCGTTCAGGACGTGCTCAACTATTTGCAGGTGAACGCCAACACCGACGTTCAGAAGTCGCAGATTGCGGCGACGAAAGAAACTACCCTGGCCGCAACGTCGGCAAGCGTCGTTCTTGGCGGTATGGCGCATAAGACATTCTGGTTCTTTTGGGCGCTCTTTGTCGCGCCGCTCGCGTTCTGGTGGATCATCGTTTTCACCAACACGGTCCTGGCCGGGTGGGTCGGAAGCTGGGATATTGCGGAGATCCCGCCGCAGCTCGTGCCGTGGGCAAATTTCATCTTCAGTAACGTCTTTTATTCAGGCGCCGGGGTGGCGGGGGTGGGCATCATCAGCACCGCTGCGGTTCAGGTTGCAAAAATCGTGAAGAAGGTGTAAGGCATTTTTTTATCCTCTAGTCGAGAATGAGACGCAATGTCAGGAACGATGAACCAAAACCCCATCGCTGCCAGCGCCGCCATTTTCGACATGGGCCTTGGCGACGGCGAGAACCTTCAGAAACAGCGCCTTCAGGAAACCGAGGACGAGCGTAAGCGCCGTCTTGGCCTGATGACCCAGCCTGACCAGACGCCGCGGGACATAATCAGCCCGGCAGTCGCTTCGATTTTCGGAGGCTGAGTTGGCAGTCGGGATTTCGCAAGCGGAAGAAGAAAAGGTCCGGCGCACTCTGCATGACTTCGAAACCATGCAGACCAATCGGAGCACGTTCAATGCGCACTACGAAGACGTGGCCTCGCTCATCCTTCCGAGTTATCGCGGTACCTTCTATTTCGGTTCGACCAACTACCCGGGGCAAAAGAAAACCGACCTTCAGGTCGATGCGACTGGGATGGTTGCTCTATCCCGCTTTGCTGCTATTTGCGATAGCCTGCTTACACCTCGCAATCTCACATGGCATGGCCTTGAGGCTGACGACGACTATGTGATGAAGGACCGGCAGACGCGCGAGTGGTTTCAGAACACGTCGCGAAAGCTGTTCAAGTATCGCTACGCACCAAGCGCGAACTTCGTCGCCAACAATCAGGCGGTCTATCAATCGCTCGGTGCCTTTGGCACGGGCGTCCAGTTCATCGAACCTTTCTACGATATTCACCGCAACCGCCCCGGGCTCCGCTACCGCTCGATCCCACTCGGCGAAATCTATCTGCGCACCAACCACCAGGGTTTGTTCGACGGTTACATTCGCGTGCTCAAGCGCACCGCGCGCCAGTTCCTTCAGGTCGAAGCGTGGAAGGCCAAGGCGCCGGAAATGGTGCTCAAGGCCAACGAGACGGACAGCCCGCAGGAGTTCATCATCCTTCAGGACGTGAAGCCGAACACGGATTACGAGGTTGGTCGCAAGGACGACAAGGGCAAGCCGTACTACTCGTGTTACGTCTCAATGGAAGGTAAGTGCATCCTTGAGGAAGGCGGCTACAATTCGTTTCCCGCGGCGGCTTCACGCTACCAGCAAGCCCCGGGCGAAGACTACGGGCGTGGTCCGGCAATGGACGTGCTGCCTGCGCTGAAGACTTTGAACGCGCAGAAACGGGACTTCCTCAAAGCAGGCCATCGTGCAGCCGACCCGGTGCTTCTGTCGCATGACGATGGCATGCTCAATCTTTCGCTGCGCCCGGGGGCGCTCAACAAGGGTGGCATGTCGCCTGACGGCAAGCCATTAGTCGGTGTCCTCCCGGTCGGGCAAATCCAGGTCAGCCTGGAGATGATGCAGGAAGAACAGAAACTCATCAACGACGTGTTCTTGGTTTCGCTGTTCCAGATCATGACAGAGAAGAACGACATGACCGCGACCGAGGTCATCGAGCGCGTCAACGAGAAGGGCATCCTGATCGCGCCGACCGTTGGCCGTCAGCAGTCGGAATACCTCGGGCCGATGATCGACCGTGAACTCGATGTCCTCTCGTCGCTCGGCGCTCTCGACCCGATGCCACCGCGGCTGAAGGAAGCCGGTGGAAATTACAACGTCGTCTACACGTCGCCGCTGGCGAAGGCCATGCGCGCGGGTGAAGCGGCGGGCTTCATGCGTACCGTTGAAGGCGTCAAGGAACTCGTCAACATCACGGGCGACCAATCGTTGCTCGACCCGTTCTCATTCGATCGCGCCATACCGGAAATCGCTGACATTCAGGCGGTGCCGATCACATGGATGGCGACCCAAACCGAGATCAACCAGAAGCGCAAGGGCCGCGCGCAGGCGGCGGCGGCACAGCAGAAGATACAGGCAGCGCCGGCCGCGGCCGCAATAATGAAAGCGCAGGCGGCATCGCAGAAGGCGGGTATCGCGCCGGCCGCGCGTAATCTCGCCCCCGGCCCCGGTCAGGCTCAACCCGGGATACCCAGTCCATGACGCCTGGTGAAGAAAATCTGCTTGAGACGCTGCGCCAGAAGAAGGGCGCGTTTCAGGTCACGTTCAATAACCCGACCGGGCAGCAGGTGTTGCTCGATCTGGCAAAGGTCTGCGGCGAAGGCGTTACGGTCTACGATGTCAACGATCGCGAGCATTGCAGAAAAACGGGGCGCTATGAGGTCTGGCTTTACATTGCGCAATTGCTGAACCTCAGTACGGAAGAACTTTTCACTCTGGCAACCGGGCGTCCGGTGATCCACCAGAAACCACAAGAGGAAGTAGACGATGCCTGATGAACCCATTGTAGCCCCAGTTGTTGCTCCGGTAGTTTCTGGTGATCCTTGGTACAAGGGCGCCGATGCTGAACTGACCGGCCACATTCAGAACAAGGGCTGGGACAAGAAGCCCGTCGCCGAAGTCGCGATGGAAGCAACCCGATCACAGCGTGAGGCGGAAAAGCTGCTTGGCGTCCCGGCCGAGCGTATTCTTCGTTTGCCGGCCGACCAGAAGAACGCTGACGAGATGAAGCCGGTTTGGCAGCGCCTCGGCGCACCAGCGGATGGCAAGTACGATTTCACTACGGTCAAGAAAGCTGACGGCAAGCCACTCGATCAGCCGCTCGTCGATGCACTCACTGCGGCGTCGGCGGCGAATAGCTTGACCAAGGACGCCGCGCTCGGCGTAGCTCAGGCGGTTGCCAAGCATCTTGAAGGCGCCACGGCAACCCGCACTGCGGAGCAGACTGCGGCGCTGGCGACGGAAAAAGCCGAGCTCGACAAGAACTGGGGCGCCAACAAAGAAGCCAACATGTTCATCGTCAAGAACACGGCGAAGAACCTTGGCATCACACCCGAGGCTGTGGCCGCGCTGGAGGGTGTGGTCGGCTACAAGGCCGTCATGGACATGATGCTCAACATCGGCATGAAGACCGGCGAAGCAAAGTTCGTCACCAGTCAGACGCCGAATGCCGGTGGTGGCGTGATGACCAAGGAGCAGGCTATCGTCCGCAAGGGTGAACTTTTCAAGGACGAGGCATGGGTGTCGGCGTACAACAAGGGTGACAGCGCCAAGAATAAGGAAATGCTGGCCCTCAACGTAATCATCACGGGCGAAGCTCCGTCGTGGTGAGAATTATTCTCAATCGCGCTTGACAGAGTTTTTCGGAAGTGCTTCAATGCGACAACTGACGGCCCCCGTTGTGGATAAGCCATGTGATTTGGCATCAACAAGGGGTCGGTCATGTCCGAGAACCTGTACAAACTCGAAACCACGCAGTTCAGCACCAATCTGGAGCTGAAGCTGCAACAGCAGGGCTCGAAACTCCGCGGCCGGGTGGCCGAGGGTTTCCACGTCGGCAAGCAGGCTTCGCCGGTCCAGTACGAAACCGCCATCAAGTCGCAGACCCCCGCAGGCCGCTTCGCGCCGCTCGGTCGTGTTGACAGCGATTACGAACGTCGGTGGGTTTTTCCGCAGGACAAGGAAATCCCGCAGTTGATCGACAGCTTCGACATGCTGAAGACCATCGTCGATCCGAAGTCGCCCAAGCTTACCAACGCCGCCAACGCGGTCGGCCGTGACTGGGACGACGCACTCATTCTTGCCGCCACGGGCCCCGCTTCGATCGGCATTGACAGCTCCAGCTTCACGCAGGAGACTTTCAGCACCACCAACTATCGCATCACGGACACCTTCGGTGCGTCGGCGACCGCCGGCCTCACCGTTGCGAAACTCCGCGAAGCGCGGCGCATTCTGCGCCACTACGAGAACGATCTCGACGTTGAACAGGCGACCCTGATTGTCGGTTCGCAACAGGAGAGCGATCTGCTCGGCCTGGTGCAAGTCGTTTCGACCGACTTCAACGACAAGCCCGTGCTCGTCGATGGCAAGGTCAAGCGCCTGCTTGGCTTCGATATTGTGGTCATGGAACGTCTCCCGACCTACACCACCAACGTTCGTGGCTGTCTCCTGTTTGTGCCCGGGGGTCTGTACCTCGGCATGTGGAAGGAGACGCAGAACACCGTCACGATCCGTAACGATCTGTCGGGCCAGCCTTGGCAGCTTTACACCGGCTATTCCTACGGGGCCGCTCGCCTCCAGGCCGGCAAGCTGCTTCAGATTGGCTGTGCCGATAGCATCGGCGCCGCGATCAACCCGTAAGAGGACACGAACATGGCTGTCGATCACGTCAAATCTACCGCGATTACCAACCTCGACGCGCCGTTCGCGACCGTCCCGGGGCCGATTTTCATCAGCACCTCGGCCGAGGGCGCTTTCGGCATGATGCGTCGGGCAACCGGTTACGCCACTGCGGTCGCTTCGTCTTCGGTCGGTGCGACCTACCAGTTGGTCCGGGTTCCGTCCAACGCCAAGATACAGTCGATCGACTTCGAAAGCGCCGCTCAGGGCGCCGGCAAGTTCAGCCTCGGCGTTTACTACGCCACGGATGGATCGAACGCTTCTTCGGTGACCGGGGGCTTGCTCCTGGCCGCGACGATCAATGCCACTTTCTTCGCCTCGCAGATTGACTGTTCGAGCGCGGTGGCGATCACCAACGAAACCAACCAGTCGGGTAACTACACCATCGACCTCCGCACCAAGCCGCTTTGGTTGGCTCTTGCGCTGGCGACGGACCCGGGTGGCAATCTCGACATTGTGGCAACCGTGGACACGACTGCGGTCACCACGGGCACCGGCAAGTTCGGTATTGCCGTCACGTACGCGATCTAAGGGTGGAGCATGGCTCAGCGTTATATCGGTGCAAACCGCGGTAACATCCACCTCGATACGGATACCGATCTTACCTACGGGACTTCGACCGGATCGACGGACGTTGAGTTGCGCATCGACGACAGCAAAAGCTGGACGCGGTTGGAACTCATCAATTTTCTGACCGTGCTCCAGGCATTTCTGGAAGCGCCCACCAACATCTCCGGCACCCAGTTTCCGCCGAACTAAAGGAAGACGATCATGGCTGATTTTTCCGTTTCCACTGGTCGCTTTTACGGGCGCAATGGATCCATCGTTGACAAGGTTCTCGCCATTGGTGACGACGGCTCGATGCTCGAAACCGGCGCCTACGCCAACGCGACCATGCGCGGTCAACAGTACGGCGCCTCGTTTTCTGCGGTCACTCTGCCGGTCATCGCGGCCACCCTCGCGTCGAAGGCTGGCCTCTACAATCCGCCCAATTCGAACACCTTCGTTGAAATTCTTGAGGTCACCGTTCAGACGGTCGTCGCGACGACTGTGGTTGATGCGGTGGGTGTCTACGCTTCGCAGGGCAGCAATGCCACTGGCGCTACCTTCACGACCCCGGGCGCGACCACACTCAACTCACGCGTTGGAGAAGGCCCGACTTCGATTGCCACTGCATACTCTGCGGTTACTCACGTTGGCACACCGTTCCTGGTGGACATCGTTGGTGGTTATGGTGCGGTCACGGCAAGCGGCAATGGTTCGGTTTACAAGGCATACGGCCTTTCGTCTGGCCGTCGTCTCCTGTTCCCGCCCTCGTCCCTGATCGCGATTGCAATGTCCACGGCGGCTTCCACTGCTTCGGGCGTTTCCGTTGAAATTGTGTGGCAGGAAATTCCGTACTTCACGCTGTAAGAGGTGAATGGTGGCTGACCAGGCATACGTTGACGCGATCAACGCCTTCTCGGCTACCATCGCGCCGCTCACTGATCCTGACGACATCGCGGGGACGCTGACTGCGCTCGACGCGACGTTTGCGGCTATCCGTGCCAAAGCCAGGGCAGTCGCCAACGTGGCTGTGCTGGCCGCTGATGCGGTTGCGGCACAGGCTGCGGCTGATCAAGCTACGGCGGCTCATAGTGAGGCTGTGGCTCTCGCAGCCGCGCCTACGCCGACCCTTGCCATGATTGATGCTCCTGCACCCGCCGAGGCAGTGACAATTACCGCAGCCGACGTGGGTCCGATGCCCGCCGCAGTTTTGGCAGGAGGGTAACCCGTGGCCGCATATAACAAGATCAACCAATTCGTCCAGGACTTGGCGAACAAGAAGCATGACCTGTCGGCTGACACCTTCAAGGTCATGCTCTCCAACACGGCGACGATCGCGACGAACGCGGTTTACGCCGACGTGTCTGGCGCGGAACTCGCGAACGGCAACGGCTACGCCACGGGTGGCAGTTCTTGCTCAATCACGTCGAGCACGCAGACCAGTGGCACGGAGAAGTGGATCCTCGCGCAGCTCGTGTTCACTGCCTCGGGCTCGATGGGTCCGTTCCGTTACGCCACGCTCTACAACTTCACGCAGGCTTCGCCGACCAAGCCACTCATCGCGTGGTGGGATTATGGTTTTTCTGTCACGCTGGCCTCGGGTGACACCTTCACGGTCGGCTTCGACATCACCAACGGGGTTTTGACAATCGCATGAGCAAACAAGGTTGGGTTGAAGGTCTTATCACTTCGCAGGTTGACGGTGCCGCTCTGGTGTCTTCGACTTCGCAGACCAGTATCTTGCCCGCGGCCGCGCGCATCACGTTGCCGGCCAACTATTTCTCAGAGGCGGGCAAGACCGTTCGTGTTACTGCGGCCGGGCGCTATGGCAGCGGCACAGCTTCGACAGGCAACATCAGTTTCTTCATTACGCTTGGCACTGTGGCCTCTCCGATCAATGCTTGGGTCAGCGGCGCGCTGGCGCTTGCCACCGGCACGATCGCGGCTAACTGTTCGTGGCTGATGCAGGTGTATCTAACGGTGCGCGCGATCGGTAGCGGCACTTCGGCCACGCTCATGGGTGTCGGGGCGCTCAATGCCCGGTTCACTCTCGGCAACGTGGCTCTTGCCACCAACCAAGGTACTTATACCGCGCTCATGCCTGACACCGCTCCGGTGGTTTCGGCGGCAGGTTTTGACAGCACGATCACCAACGTCCTCGATTTGCAGGCACAGTTTTCCGTGAACTCGGCCAACCAGACCATCCTTGCTCACATGTTGGTCGTCGAGAGCCTGAATTAACCAAGAGAGGTTAACTCCTTGGTCCAAGTAGTTTCCTATTTCAATGGTTTTGAAACCGGTGACGGGAGTGAATTAAATTCACTCGGCGCGGGTAATTCTGTTGTCACGTCCCCGGTGCGATCGGGCGCGTATTCGCTGCATAGCCCCGTTTCCGGCACTGGTACGATTTTTGTTGCTGGGCTCGGGGCAATACAGAACGCTGGATGCGCCTATTTCTATTTCACCACTCTGCCGAGTGGTAGTCCAAACGTCATTATCGAAGCGCCAGTTTCTGGCACCGCTCGATTTACTATCGGGTATTTTACGACCACGGGCACGCTAGATGTGTTTGACAACGGGGCTACTTTAGGCCTCACGAGTACAGCAGGTCTTACTGTTCTTCAGACCAACACATGGTATCGTATTGAGTGGGTACTTGATCTCGCGGCCGGGGGTGCTGTTAAACTTTGGTTGAATGGTCACCTGGAAATCGGTATCACTCACACGTCTGATGTGTCTGTTTCGCCAACGGACCAGTATAGGACAGGAAATCTCACTCCAGGAAACTCGTCGCTGTGGTATTTTGATGATTTTCGCGTCGACACGGGCGGTTTAAACCCAATCGGAAATCATGTAGTTCAGAGATTTCAGGGCGCCGCAGGAACGCCGAGTTTTGACGCCTGGGCGAAGAACGGGGCGGCTACATCTGCGCTGTGTTGGTCGGATACGCCGTTTAACGCGGGGACGAATTGCAGCGACACTTCGTTGTCAGCGTATCAGACTATGAAAATACGCTCTCCCACCAACTTTGTCTTGCCAGAAGATGTTGTTAATGCGTGTAAGGTGGGTTTGGTCGGAAATTCAAATCTTACCGCAGCGGGTGCCGGCGCGTTCTTTGTGAGTTACTACGATGGGTCGGTAAAGACCGACACCGCCAACACCTTCACAACGGTTGACGCGTATTACCAGTCTTCAATTTTTACTGATACACTCGCCAACTTGATAAATTATGAGATTGGTGCTGGGCATGGGGTTACGGCTGCGACCCACACGGTTGAAGACGTGTGGTTGATGGTCGACTTCACGCCGAGCGCAGGCGAGACTTCAATTGGCCGGTCGCCAGTTTGGGAGTTTTCCCCGAACGCAGGCCCGACAAAACATCTTCGGCCGACACGAGCGTATCCGCGGCTCCCGTACATCTTCACACTCGCCGCATCTTCGGGGGCGTATGCACTTTCCGGGGTCACGATCAGCAACACGATCGCGCGCATCGTCTCCGCAATCACCGGGGTTTACACCTTGACCGGGGTTGCGGCGGCGCTGGTTTGGAACCATGTTCTCACCGCAGTCAAAGGTGCCTACGTCCTCACCGGAATTTCGTCTGGCCTCAGTGCGGTTCGCAAACTGACAGCGGTCACAGGCGCCTACGTTCTGACTGGTGTGGCCGCAACACTCATGCACGGATACGTCCTTGCTGCGGTCAAAGGCGCGTACACACTCACCGGGGTTGCCATTACGAACAAGATCACGCGCATCGTCACTGCGGTCACAGGCGCCTACGTTCTGACTGGTGTGGCCGCAAAACTCATGCACGGATACGTCCTTGCTGCGGTCAAAGGCGCGTACACACTCACCGGGCGCACGGCGGCGCTCTCGGCCATCCGCACAATGGCGATGGCGACGGGCGTCTACATTCTCACCGGAAACGCCACGATTTTGGCGGTTCTGCATCAGGTCAGTCTGTTCCTCAAGCGCCGTTTCGTGGCCCCGACATTGCAACTCATTCGCGATGTCACCCCTTCCCTAACCTTGCGACGTAGTGTATCACCGAAACTGACCAAACTCCGCGACCGCGATCCATCTTTGGGGGACTGAAACATGCCATTTCTGGACAGTCTCGACATCGCGAACCGGGCGCTCGACCACCTCGGCCAGCCTCACATTGTTGAAATTGGCGAGGACAGCAAAGCCTACGAATTGCTGTCCAACGCCTACGACAAACTGCGCCAGCCCGAGCTGCGCCGCAATAGCTGGAAGTTCGCCAAGCGCACCATCTATCTGCGCGCGATCGACACGACTACGATGCTCTTGGCCCCGCAGTACTGGAACGCCGTTACGACGTATCAGCCCGGCTCGATCGTCCAGGATGAGAATGAAATCCTGTGGTCGTCCACACTTGCGGGCAACGTTGGCAACGATCCGGCCACGACAACGGTGTGGGAGCGATATTTCGGCGCGATGACTGCTGACCTGTGGTCCAGCACAGTTACCTACTTCGCTGGCGAACTCGTCTATGTGCCGGCGACGAACCCGGGCAGCTTCGTGGTCTATCTTTCGCGCATCAGCAACAACGCTGACGTGCCGAACACGGCGACCCCGTGGAGCGCGACGACGCAGTATGGGCTCGGCGATGTCGTCTCCAATGCGGGTTCGCAGTGGCGCAGCCTGATCCCGTACAATCTCAACATCACCCCGGCATCGGTGGCTTTGACGTTCTCGATCAGCACCACCTACTCGATTGGGCAGGCGGTGACCGGCAGTGACGGCTTTAAGTACACTTCGGTCGGTAATGGCAACATCGGAAATGACCCGGTGCTGGATGCGGGTGTGCATTGGACGAACACCACGATCGCGAGTGCGTGGACGAACCTGCCGACCCTGTGGCCGAGCGCGAGTTCGTGGGTGCCGATCTTCGCGAGCCTTACCAACATCCTGATCCCGTACCCGCTCGGTGCCGGTCCCTTCTCGCAAAGCAGCACGAAGAATTTCTTCCATCTTCCTGACGGTTATCTGCGCACCGCGACGAACGACCCGAAAGGGCGACACCTGTACCGGGACTGGGACTATCAGGGCGACTACTTCGTTTCTGGCGAGCAGTCGATTATGATGTCGTTCACCGCGGACGTGACGGAAGTCACCGACATGGACCCGATGTTCTGCGAGGGCTTGGCCGCGCGCATGGCGCTGGAGGTTGAGGAACCGCTGTTGCAGAGTTCGGGCAAGTTCCAACAGGTCGGGCAGAGTTATCAGACGTTCATGGGTGAGGCGCGAGCGATCGACGCGATCGAGCGTGAGTACGAGGAACCGCCCGAGGACGATTACCTGACGGTGCGTGTCTCTGGTTTCGGCCCGTGGCCCAACGGATTGGGTGGGTGGTAAATGGGTTCCGCAAGCTGGGCACAAACATCGTTCTTAGGCGGTGAATGGTCGAAGTCGGCGCAGGGTCGTTTCGACGATCCGATGTACCGCAAGGCCATGAACGTCTGTCTCAACACTCTGCCGATCGTGGAGGGTTCTACCGCGCGTCGGCCAGGCTTCCGGGTTGGTGCGACCACTCGTGGCGGTCTGCCAGCGAAGTTGCTGCCGTACACCGAAGCCACGGTGGACATGGAGCTGGAACTGTCTGAGGGCCATGCCCGGTTTTTCCGGGATGGCAAGATTTACACCAACGACCAAGCGGTTGTGACGAATATCTCTGCGGCGAACCCGGGTGTCATCACTCTGGCGAACGCCGTCACCTGGCCCGACCAATCGCAGGTGGTGGTTCAGTTTCTCGACCAGACCGCCGCAGCGGCAGTGCCGCGACTGGGGAACCGGATCTTCCTGCTCGACCTCATCACGACATCTACCTTCGCTCTCCGTGATGCGGTCACCGGCATGCAGGTGGATTGCACTTCGCTTGGATGGTCGGCTGGCCTTAACCTTCAGGTGAACTTGGTTGCCGATGTCGTGACGCCGTACACGGGTGGCGCATGGGCCAACATGAACATCGTCCAGAGTGACAAGCGTGCGCTCCTGGTCGGCCCGGGGCAGCAGCCGGAAGTCATCACGACGACGAGCATTGATCCGGTGTCGTTCACCGATGGCCCGTATCTCGACCCGTTCCCAGGGAGCCAGGTGACGCCGGATGCGCTGACAGGCATCGTGAACCTCACGCTTTCGTTCCAGCCATACGATGCGACGGTGGCGTATGCCCCGGGCGAGTACGTCACGTCTTCGTCGGTCGGATATATCTCGCTCGTTGATCTCAATCTGAACAACACTCCGGCGTCTAGTCCGACGTTTTGGCAGGTGGTTGCGCCGGGCATCGTGGTCAACGGCGGCGCCGGGTTTGGCGCGGGTGACGCTGGTCGGCATGTCCGGCTTTTCTCGGAACCGTTGCTGTGGGTTTCCGCTACGACGTATGCGATCGGTGACATCGTTTCGTTTGGCGGTTCGTATTGGACTGCGATCATGTCGATGACCGGCACATCGCCGAGCGTGGGTACGGCTAACCCGAACCAGCCGGGCCAGTTGGCGACAACGTGGGCGCCGAACTCGTCGGCTGCGGTGTGGACATGGGGCAAGATTACAAATGCGTCGGTGACAACGAGCATCCCGGGCTTGGCAAACATGGCGGGTACGTTCTTTGGCACGATGACGGCTTACGGTGGTGTCGCCGCGCCGTTCTCGGGAGCGGTTTCAAAGGCGGCGGGTGCGTGCGCGATCGGTACAGCGGACGGATCGGTGGGAGTTAACTTCGCGTCAGCGACCGCAATCAGTTCTGCGAAGGTCTACCCCTCGGCGGATGAGGGTTTTTCAGTCTACGTCACGCAGATAAATCTCGTCACGCTCAACCTGCGGGGTAAACACACCGCTCCGGCCACTCCAGCGGACGGAACATTGCTCGGGACTTCAGGGAGTTTTCTGGACACAAAAACTTCTAAGATAATAATTTCTACTGACCTTTCGACGTTGTGGGAATATGTGTGGGTTGAGGCGGTCATAACGTATCAGGGTAACCCGTCCTACTCTCAATCGGTCATTAGTTACATCCAATTTTTTGACGCAAATGCCGGTGGTTCGGGCACGGGTTTCTCTGTTCAGATTATCAGTGCGCCACTGCTCTACAATTCGGCCATACGGACGTGGCGGCTTGGGGCGTACAACAACACTGACCCGGCATGGCCGACATGCGGGTGCTATCACGAAGGCCGGTTCTGGCTGGCAGGCGCTATCGAAGGGCGCTTTGACGCGAGCACTTCCAACAACGTCGGGGGCGACATTGGCAACGTGGAAAACGTACTCGATTTTTCGCCGACCGATGACACCGGAGCCGTGCTCGACAGCAGCGCAATTTCATACACGCTGAACGCTAAAGAGGCTGGGCAATTCGTCTGGATGAAGTCGGACTTGCAGGGCATTCTCGTCGGCACGGGAAAGACCGAGCTGCTGATCCACGCTTCCGACAACACGAACATCATCACGCCGACCAGCATTCAGGCGCACCCGACGACGGAGTACGGGACGACGAACACGAACCCATTGGCCGCACCGCTTTCCAGCGTCTTCATTCACAAGTCTGGCAAACAGATTTTCGAGTACTTTATCGCGGCGTACACTCGCCGGCCGGTGGGTCTGGAAATCTCAACGATGTCCCGGCATCTGACTGCGGATACGGTGAAGGAACTCGCCTACACCTCGCGGCTCAATCCGACCATCTGGTATCGCACAGCCAAGAACATGCTCCGGGCGATCACGTACCGGCGCACCGACTTGATGGCGAACTCGCCGCCCGACTTCAGCGCGGCCCACCAGCACGTCCATGGCAATAATGCTGGGATTATCGGCGTCTGTCAGGCGCGGTCGGTAAGCGGGGACAAGACCGACACGCTTGCCATCGTGGCGCAGGATCCCATAACGGGGGTCTGCACGGTTGAGTACATGACGGACTTGCCCGGCGAAGACCTCGATGTGTTTCATGCGCAATATCTTGATGGGGCGCTTGTCCCGGCCGCGGTGACCTCGATCACGGGTGGCATTCGGTTCTCGGGCCTGCACATCTATAACGGCAAGACCGTGACGGTGTACGCGGCCGGGCTCGACCTTGGCGACCATGTGGTTGCGAGCAGCGTGGTGGATGTCCTGTTCGTCAACGCGGACCCGGACGGCATTCTCACGCAGCGGTATCTGACTGAACTTCAGGGTCTTCAGTTGGACTATGGCGACCTCGGTGTGCCGCTCGACAATGGCGCTCCCATCCCGGCTTTGGTGGGTTTCACCTACACATCGCAGGGCCAGGTGTTGCGCCCGATTGCACCCGATGCCACGGGCTCGCAGTCTGGCCCGGCGCTCGGCAAACTCCGTCGTCAGGCTACGTGGTCGGCTTTGTTCCTCAACACCCGTGGCCTCTCCATCGGGACGACGTTTGACAAGGTTCGCACCATCCTTTTCAAGCGCAACAACAATGCGAACCTGTCGCCGACCGAACTCTTTTCGGGGGCCATGTACGGCAATCTGGACGATGCCACTACCCTCGACAGTATGCTATGCTGGGAAACAACCCGGCCGTCTCCGGCGAACATCATCGCCCTTGGCGGCTTCATCACGAGTGACAAATAATGTCCTTCGATTTCAAAAGCGCCTTCTCGGACTTGGGTGGTGCGGTCAGCGACATCTTCGCCTCGCAGGGCGCGCAGGATAGCGCGGCGGCCTACGGCCAAGCGGCGGCACAGGCCGGGGTTGAGGCGACGATCGCAGGATACAGCGGTGAGGCGAAGACGGCTCTAGTGACGCGACAGGCATATGGCATCATCGGAAGCCAGAAGGCCGACGTGGCGGGCGCGGGCTTCACTGGCGGGGGCAGCGCGGGCGACCTGGAACGGGACAGCACCATGCAGGCCAACATTGCTATCGGGGCAACCAAGATGCAGGGCGACTTGCAGGTTGAAGAATACAAGTCGCAGCAGCAGATGGATTTGGCAAAGCAGCAAGAGGCGCAGCAACAGTCGAGCGGCGACATCTTTGGGGCGATCATCAAAGGTGTCGGGCTCATAGCTTCATTCTTCTAAGGAACGAACATGGCTGGCGGGAACATCAAAGAATACGAACCTTCGTCGAACGAGGTTGAGTTCAACCCGACCGGCCGCACATCTGCGTTCACCGCGGAGGCTGCGTCGAGCGCGGCATCGGCCGGCCGTGAACTTGGCAACACGATCGGCGATGCAATCGCAGGGCTCGGTCAACCCGCCGAGGACATCTATAACAAAGCGGTCGTGCGCCCGGATCTGAACGACCTTGCCCTGAAGGCGTCCACGGTTCTCGCACAAGGCACACAGAGTTGGTCCAACTTCGTGCGCACGGATACCGGCCCTGCGGCCACGCAAGCGGCGCGTTGGCAGCAGGATCAACTGGAGCCGATGCTGCAAGGGCTGACCGACAGCGCCAAGACCGACAAGGGCCGTGAGTACGCGGACAAAGTTACTGACAGTTTCCGCCAGCACTTCACCATGTCGAACCTTGCCGACAGTGCAGCGATGTCCGCGGACCGGATGAGTGCGGATCAGTCAGCCACGCTGAATAATAATGTGACCACGCTCCAGAATGATCCGACTAAGTGGGGCATTGTAAAAGATAGTTTCGATTTGGCGTATGAGACAGCCAAAGCCAAATCAGGGATCGACCCGAAGATGGTCGGCCGGCTCGACGAGCAGCACGACACGCACACCGGCATTCTCGCTGCCGCCGCGCTCATGGGCTTGGCCCAACAGCACCCCCAACAGTTTCAGGAAGACCTTCAGAACGGTGTCTTCGACAAGACGTTCGGACAATACCTCGGGCGGTCCACGGCCACTGGCGATACGCTCAAGGACAGTCTGATGAAAGCGGCTGGCTTTTATCTGCGGGCCGACCACACGGCACAGACCGAAGCCGACAAACAGTTTACCAAGGCCAGCCAGGACAAAGCATGGAACTACGAACTCGGCACGCTCGACCCGGACACGGGCGCGCGTAAGCCGGGTCTTGATATTGGCAAGACGGTGACGCAGATCACTAACGACCCGGACATGCGGGCCGAGGACAAGGTGAACGCGATCAAGCGCATCATCAGCACCAAGCCCCCGGCCGAGATCAGCACTGCCGGTTATCAGCACTCCTTGCTTGTGCGCATCGGTACGGACAATCCGCCAACCGAGCAGGAGGTGCGCAACTCGATCAACAATCCGTCTGGTGGTCCGACGCTGACGCAATCGGCCGCTGCCGTCGTTATTGGTCAACTCGAGTTGAAAAAGTCCAACCCCGCGTTGGCGAAGACACAGGAAGAAGCCCGCGCGGCAGCGCGTGCGGTTTACAACACTCCGTCCTCGGCCGCAGCACCCGACGCAGCCGCCATTCAGAAAACAGCGTCGTACAAGTCGTGGTTCGACAACGCCTATCAGGCGCAGGTCAATGCGGGCAAGCCGCCGATGGACTTGCTCGATCCGAACAGCAAGGACTACCTGCCGAAGCAGTGGCCCGGGTTCAATGCGGCCACGGATGGCAAACTGTTTCCGCTCACCGATGCGGAGACGAAGGCCCAGTACGGCGAAGCGCCGGCTGGCAGTTCCAGTTTCGTGCAAGGTCTTTTCCACTCCGGCCCTAGCGCACAGGATGTCGTCAATTGGGCCAAATCATTTTTCCATCAAAATGGTGGTCCACCTCCCAAGGCCCCGCCATTGCCAGCGGCACCCGGGGCGTCCGATACTGACAGGATAACAAACGGCCTGTCGATGAACGACACCGGGGCCGCGCTCGATGCAGCCAAACTCGGTCAGATAGAAGTCGCTGGCGGCGTGACCATGAAGGCGGTCTTTGCCAATCCCCATGTGCCGCCCGCTGGCCCTGCCGCTGATCGGCAGAACTACGCGCTCGGTGTCTTCACCAATGCCGGGTACTCGCAAGCGCAGGCAGCGGGCATCGTTGGCAACCTGATTGCAGAGAGCGGTTCGCACCTTGATCCGACCGCAGTTAACCCGACGAGCAAGATGCGTGGCATCGCGCAGTGGGACACGCATCGCGACATGCTGTTCCAGCGCATGTACGGCCACACGGTCACCGCAGGCACGTTCGACGAACAACTTCAGTTCGTGGCGTGGGAGTTGAACAACACCGAGAAGGGCGCGGGTGACGCGCTCAAGGAAGCCACCACGGCGCAGGACGCAGCGAGCATTGTGGAGCGCCTGTATGAGCGGGCCAATGGAGAAGGGCGGCATGCCCGCATCGCCAACGCCATGTCGGTTTACGCGCGCTCACAGGGTGGTGGCCTGAATGTCTGATACCTCCAACGCGGATGGTCTACCCGGGCCAGCCATCAATGAGCCTGTAGCCACCCCGCAGAAGGTTCCCGGCTACAACATCGAAGGGGGCGGCATCGCCATCGGTGTTGGGCAAGACATCCCACTACCAGATGCCAAAACTCCGCCGCCAGTTACGCCCGTCGGGGGCGCCGTGCAGGCTCCGACAATCGTTGACGACCTCAATCCGGTTGGCAGTGCTGAAGCGGCCGAGCCGTCTATCTTTGACAACCCTGTGGTCAAGGCGATGGTGGCTGTGCGCGTCAACGGCAAGACGTGGGGCGACCCGGGTTCGACTGATCCGAATACGATCAATGGCCGACTGAATGCAAACATCCAATCGCTCCGCAACGATGGCCGCACCCAGGATCAGATTGACCAGGCTATGGGCTTCAAGTCCGGCGACCTGGCCGCGGTCGAGACATTGATTGACGCGCACGCCGCCAAGGCTGCGGAGAGTGGACCAGCACCGGCACCCGACGACCAGCAGGGCTGGTTCAATCACATCGTCCGTTCCTTTGCGGGTGGCGCACAAGAGACTGGCATTGACCAATCGCTCGCTGCGGCGGGCTATCCGATGCCCGACCTGACCGTGGCGGACCAGAGTTGGGCCGACCGCGTGGCGGGTATGCTCGGCATGCAGTCGGAGAGCATTGCCGCGATGGGGAGCGGAGCCGCGATCGGTGCGGCAATGGGTTCGGAAATCCCGGTCATTGGCAACGCCGTAGGCGCGGTGGCCGGTGGCCTCATCGGCTACTGGCTCGACGACAATTTCCGCCGCACTGTGACCGAAACACGCAAGCAGGGAAACATTTCGGTCGAAGATATGGCGACGAACATGGCTGTGCGGGCTTGGGAAGCCACCAAGAGTACGGCGACGGTAGGTGCCGCTATGCTGGTGGGCGGGCCTGCTGGTGGCCTCGCGGCCAAAGCAGGGCTCGGCGCAGTCGGTTCCAAGGTGGTTGCCGGCACAGCCGAGCTGATGGCGATGGCGGGCGCCGCCAAGGTCTTCGGACAGAATATGGGCACGGGGCAGGACTGGCTCGACCAGGCTGTGACGCTGGCCCTGCTGCACACGACCGGCGTTCCCGCCAAGGCCAAGGAACTCACGATGTCTTCGATCAAGACAGCGCACGACTTCCTCGCTGATAACAAAGCTGCGACCAATGAAGACCCGGCTGACTTCGTGGCTCGTGCGCAGGCTGCGGCTAAGGCGGCAGGTAAGCCAGTCCCGATCGACCCCATCAAACCACCGGAAGCGCCCCGCACGATACCGGACATCAAGAAGATCATTCCGCCAAAGCCCGAAGACGCCAGCTCGAGCCTTGAGGACGACCTGCACGGATTGACCACGCGGGGCGAAGCCGACCGCATTCAGATGATGCAATACCTTGCCGCGCTGCCTGACACTGTGAGCCAGCCGCCAGCCGAGGGTGGCTATCAGTCGTTCGACGAGAAAGCCTACAATCACATCGAGCGCCCGGATGCGGTGCCGCTCGATCCAACCGAACAGAAACTCTACGACCAGACCATCCAGCCCTTGCGCGACGTGCATGCGGAACTTTATCAGCGCGCGAAGGGTATCCTCAACGGCGTCGAGCAGGCGCAACTTGACCCGAACTATGTGCCGCGTCTGGCCCAAGGAAAGAACTTCGAACAGGACCGACTGGCCGGTGGGCAGGAAGCCATCCCGTTCATGGGCGGTCAGGGCAAACTCAGCCAGACGACCGGGGCACTGCGCACGCCGACGTTCCACACCATCGTCGATCAGGATGGCAACCGTGACGTGGTCAGCGAAGGCAAGCGCGGTGGCCTGATCGTTTATCACATGGGCGAAAAACCCAAGCCGGTCAACGGCCAGATCACAGACCCGAAGGCGGAAGACCCGGAAGCCAGGGCGGACTTGCGCGCGGGCATGCAGTTCACCGATGATACGGGCGTCGAGTGGCGGGTCACGCGGTCGAACACGAAAGAGATCGAGGACAATACCTCGACCAAATACCACAAGTCGGCCGTGGGCAACCTCGCTGACAGCATTCTCAAACTCAACCGCGTCATCCGAAACAAGGAACTCGCGGACAAGGTGACGAGCAGCCCCGAGTGGCTCGACCACGCGACGGAGGCAGGCGGCAACCAAGGTGCCGAGGCACTGGCCGCAGGATGGAAGGAAGTTCACATTCCCGGCTACGAGGGCTGGCTGATCGACCCCGAGACACGCGAGAAACTGGAGGACTTCGTGAGCGGTGGTCCGCAACTGCTGGGCGACCGCACTTGGGCCATAAACAAGATCGCGGTGGGTTCTCTGTTCTCCACTCCGTTCGGCCTGCTCGCCCACGCCAAGAACCTCGTTAGCATGGCTTTGATCGGACGCGGGTTCGACAATGCCAACGTGGCGCGTGGCTGGCGCACCGGCATGAAGGCGATCAACGACGTTTACAATCTCAGCCCCGACTATGTTGCCACGCTCAAGGCCAAGGGGTCGCTGATCTCCAGCGGCATCGGCAAGGGCAGCATGACCGAGTTCCTGATGAACAAGTTCGGGCAGGACATCCCGAAAGACCCGAACCACTTCGGCCCCATCGTCAAGGCGCTCGGGCTGAACGGTCCCGCCGACCTGGCCTCGAACTACATGAAATGGATGTCGAAGGAACTGTTCCAGGTCGGCGACGTGCTCTACATGCAGCGCGTCAATGAACTGATGGAGAAAGGTTTGTCGCGCGAGGACGCGATCAACGAGACGGAAAAGTACCTGCCCACCTATCGTTCCTACTCACGCACGCTCGGGAGCCGCTTCATTTCCAAGGCGCTCTATGGTTCGAACACCACTTCATTCGGCCGGTTCGACGCGGGCAAGATCAAGGCCATCGCCAACATGGTGACATCGCTCAAGGAAGGACTTCAGGACCAGAACCCCGTGGCCGTGAAGGACGCGCTCGGGCGCTTCGTCGTCATGGGCCTCATGGTTACGATGGTGGCGCCGATCATCAACGCCGTCGTGCAGAAGGCGACGGGCAACCCGAACGCCACCTTCGGCCTCGGTGGCACGGCCAAGATGGTGCAGGACGCAGTGGACTACGCCAAGGAACCAAGCGCCGACGCTTTTCTGAAGTTGGTCGGAAACCAATGGATACCCGCGATCGGAACCAAGGAAGCCGTGCAGCAGTTCCCCGAAGTCAACACCGATTTCTTTACTGGCAATCGCATCCGTGAAGGCGACACCAGGCAACAGATACTGGAGAGCGGGGAGCATGCGGCACAGGGCATGGTCAGCCCCGAGGCGGGCGCGGCCAAGGACTTTGGCAAGTTCATCCGTCAAGGCTTGGGCATACGGGACAACAACCCATACAACCCGAGCCGCCAGCAGCTTCGGGAAATCCAGAAACGCTGGTCGAAAGACACTTCGCTCATCCCGAAGATCGAGGCTTGGTTCCATTGACAGCCAAAGCCTAAGCGACTACCCTTTGAAGACGGCCCCCGTACTGGATAAGGCCAAGGTTCCTATCCAGGATTGACGGCAATGCCTGAAGCAACAACCAGTGGATTGGTCGATCAAGCGACGGCGGCGACAGCCATCACGCAGGCCCAGTGGGCCGCTGCGGGGGGTGCAGCAGACGCGATCACCGCCGCCTACCCAATCCCCAACACTGCGCTTACAGACGGCCTCATACTCGGTTTCCGGGCCTCCGCGGCCAACGCTACGGCGACCCCGACATTCTCCCCCGATGGCCTCACCGCTCACACGATCACAGACGACGGCGGAACCGCGCTTACCCCGGGCGTAATCGCGGGCGCGAACGCTGAATACCTGGTTCGGTACAACCTTGCCAATACCCGGTGGGAATTGCTCAACCCTAACGATGTCTCACAGATCCCGTGGGTGATCGCTGGCGGCACCGGGGACGCCATCACGGCTACCTATGCCCCGGTCGTTCTAAGCCTCACTGACGGGCTTATGCTGGCCTTCCGGGCATCCGCCGCCAACACCCTGACCAACCCCACCTTCGCCCCCAACGGGCTCACGGCGCACGCCATTACGAAGAAGGGTGGCACAGCCCTTGCGGCCGGCGACATCCCCGCTGCCGGGGCGGAAGTTCTGGTTCGATACAATCTCGCCAACACGCGGTGGGAAACCGCTGCGGCCACGCCAAGCCTGCGTCAGATCTTTGCCGTTGTCGGTGGCACCGGCACCAACGTCAACACCGCACAAGCATGGTTTCCCGGGGTCGCCGTCGCTCTTGGCGTTGGAACGTACACCCTCGACGGCTTCCTGTTTCTCAGTCGCGCAGCGGGCTCGACCTCGCACACCACGGCGCTCCTGTTCGGCGGCACGGCCACCGTTGGAGTGATCGGCTATGTGGTGCAGGCGTCCACCGCCGACGCTCTTGCCCTTGTTGCGGCAAACACATTCTTTGGATCATCTGCGGCCGCGCTTGTGGTCAAGGCGGCTTCGACCAGCACGACGGAACAGGCTTGGTTCAAGGTGGGAGGCATCGTGGTTATCGGTACAGCCGGGACGTTCATCCCACAGTTCATCTACTCGGCCGCGCCCGGTGGCGCACCCACGATCACTGCCGGCTTCGAACTCGTGAATGTGGGGTAAGACATTGGCGATCCATCTTCCGCAACCCATGCAGGCCAGCATCGACGTAGGGATCGTCGCCGTCATCCTTGGGACATTGGGCGGCGTGGTCCCCGCCGTCGCCGCCGTACTCGGCCTGCTCTACTATGCCATCCAGGTATGGGAGAGCGCCACGGTGAAAGAATGGGTGCGCTCTTATCGCCAACGGCATGCGGCACGAAGGCTGCGCAAGCTAGCGGCCAAGCAGAAAGTGCTTCAGGCGTCGATTGCCGCGGCCGAACTCGTCCGTCAGGCTACCGCAGTGGCGGCGGTGGTGATCGAGAACGCTAAGGCTGAGGCGACGATTGCTGCGCAAGCGCCCGTTCCGCCTCTATCTCTGTCTGAAGCAGCGCCAAAGCCCGCCAAGCAACTTTAGCACTATGCCTGATCCCATCTGTGTCCAGAGTGCCGCGCTCGATCAGATGACGCGCGATGCAGTCGGCATGGTCGGTGGACTTCTCCCGCGCCCAATGCAACGGCTGACCCGGGTTGTGTTGCTCGTTGCCGATGCGTGAAGTCTCGGCCACCGCAGCGATCGCATCGGGGAAGTAGTCTAGAACACCTGTGGTGATCGGCGTGGCCTTACGCTGGGCTGCGTCTGCGGTGAGCATCAGTCTTCCTCCAGTTGACGAGTTGTTCGTCGTCTAGGCGTGAGCCTTGGTGAATGCAGAGCGGGTCGTCCTCGATCCACACGTCGATCTTGATGCCACGTTCTTTTATCACGTCAGCCTTTGGCCGGCCATCGCAATAGACGATGCCGGCGCCGAGGCGTTCGAGGTGGGTTTCCAGGGCCAAGCGATCGTGGACAGCGTGGCGCAGCGTGACGATCAGAACCTTGTAGCCGTGGGCCTTGCAGTTGTGCAGGAACAAGTCCCAAAAGGCCGGGTGCAGTGTGTAGGTGCCATCGAAGTCGAGCGCGATCTTCATGGGCCAATCTCCCGGTACTCGACGGTCTTGCCCGCCTTTGTAGCCGCCGCGATACCGTAGGCCATGCCGCGGGAAATTCCCCGATCCACATAGACCACAGTTCCATCGGACACATGCCGCCACGCAAGACCCGCGTCAATGCCCCACTGGCGTTCTTCGGGCACTTCGTCCCGCAGCACCCCGGGCTGCGTGTAGAGAAGGTGTGACGCTATCGGTGCCTCCCCACGCGCAAGGCTGTCCCGCACCGCACGGCGAGCGTATTCAGTGTTGGCCTCGATGTCGCCCGCATACGGGCTTTCTACGATGACGAGTTTCATATCAGACCCTTCCGAGTTCGGAGGTGCAGATGACTTCTTTGGTGAAGAACTTGAACTCGCACCGTGCGCACCAGCGATACCGGCGTATCGTCCCTTTGTGCGCCCGGCTCTCCAACACACGAAGAGAAGTCATTTCACACACCGGACAGGCCAGAGATTTGCCGTTGCCCCTCCAGTTAACGCCGCTCTCATTTGACCTCGCCATTCCGTGTCTCCCACTCTACCCACTTGGCCGTGTCAGATGATTTCAGTTTGGGCTCCAGGTACACCGCCCACTGCGCCGTGATGCCGTACTTGGCATTGACGAAGAACAGGGCTTGGCAGGGGCGGGAGTACGGCACCCGCAGCATCAGGCGGGCGTACTCGTCGTATCCTTTGAGAGCTCCGTTGACGATTACTGGAACTGCGTCTCCCCTGGGAATGTAAGTGTGGTAGTGCCCCATGAGTAGCGTGTCGAAATCTCGACCGATTTGAGCCTCTGATCTTCCAACCTTGGTGACACCGCGAGCGATAGGACCGATTGCTCCAATGATGCCATCGCCTCCCTTAACTCCGAGAGTGTCGCCGTGTGTGAGAAGGAAACGGTGGCCGAGAACTGAGAAATAGGCGTCGGTTTCTCCGGGGATTGAGAATTGGACACGGGTATCTCCTTTTGCTTTGAACCAGCGTTCGAGCTGGCAGTAGATGTTCCACTCATAACTCTCGTAGACCCGGTTCTTGGCCCGGGGCTTGAGCGTGTTGCGACCGTGGTTGCCGACCACACAGGGTACGAAGACCTTGCCGAACTGATCCGCCATGCGGGTTAGCGCGGCGATCAGTTGCTCCTGCACCTCTAGGATGGATTGCTGTACGGGTCCGTCGTTAGTCTCACGAAGTTCATCGTGGATAGTCCCTGAGATAAAATCACCGCCAAGACAAACAACAATGCCAGGATAGTTAGGCCGTACCATGTGATGTACCGCCAGTTCGATCGTGCCATCGACAAGCCGCTGGAGCCTGGCCTTGGCGATCTTGCGGTTGAACTCATTGACCCCTCCGACTTCTTCCTTGTTGACGACCTCGCCCCAGTGGAAGTCGGACCAGATGGCGACCGGCACGCCGGCGTGGCCGACGTTTGGTTTCTTCGTCAGCCATGCGGGCGGGTCAGGTGTGTAGGCCGACAGGTTGTAAATCTTCTCACGGACATCGGCAGCGGAATTGTTGTCTCGGCTGATTTTTACTAACTCGGCCTGCAAAATCTTAACTTTGGTCTTCAGCTTGGAGAACTCGTCGTCAACCTTGGTGTCCGCCGTCAGGCCACGGGTCTTGGCCTCAAGGATGGATGTGCGGAAGGCGCTGGTCTTCATCTGCATCATCTTCGCGGCTTCACTGGGGCCGCAGTCGCGATGAAGTTTCAGGCGTTCGACAAGTTCGGCATCGCTGAGACGGTCTGTCATTTAGGCCCACGATCAGTGTCAAGGATAAACCGGATTGCCATTGCCGCAACCTGAATGGCTTCCTTGCGGGCCTTCGCCGGGTCGCCATGAAAGACCTCGTATTTGAGTTCGTCCACTTCCTCCAGCAGTACCGCGTAGCCTTCGTGCGCAGAGTGGAAAGGCGGGAAGGCGAGAACAGCCTGAGTGAGTTCCGCTTCCACCTCGGCCAGAACACCCGTGTCGATAACCGTCTGCATGGCTTCACATCCCGATTGTGGCAAGAAGTCCGAGGAAATCAGATAGAGATAAGATGGTGACCCATTCACGCTTGCTTCTGCGATGGACCACAACAGGGATCCGTCCTTCTTTCGCGTCACGTTTAGATTGAGCGAGCCAATCGTAGAGGTTACCGTGCTCGGTCCTCTTGCACTCGATGTGAAATCCATCAAGTCCTGTAACGTCTGGGCTATCTCCGCCACCTCGAAACTGTTGACCCCGAGCTGCTCGAACATAGCCCGCTTCACGGAGTAACTTAGCGAGTTCACGTTCACCCTGGGCACCCTTCTGACGACTGTTGATCCGCTTTTCAGACAAGCAGTTTTCTCGTTTGCTGCTTGCCGGCGAGGTAGCCCTGGCAGAAAATCTGACAGGCGAACTCGGCCTCCTGCGGGTTCATTATCCGATCGGATACCGGGATCGCGCGCTCAGGCTTGATCCACTTCGGCACCCAGTAAAGCATGAACCGTTTGGGGTGCCACTCCACCCTGATCTCAGGGATGGAGGCTGTCTCCATAAGGTAGCCCTTTTCGTTGGGCTGGACCGGCTGCTCGAATTGGACCTGCGGGGCTTTCAATTTGAAGTCCGTCACTTGCGGTATCTCCCTCCCGACCAAGTTTCAACAGCGACAGGCACCTGCAACTCACGCGCCCATGAAGGCAGGTCAGTCATTACCTGAGCAAAGGCTTGTTCGTCAACATCTTTTTCCATTGGCTCGGCCAGGGCTTCGTCATGGACGGTTAACACGATAGGGAAGTTTTCCTTCTCCAGTTTGAACATCGCCGTCACCAGCAAGTCGCGCGCCAAACCCTGCACCACGTTCTCCGTGAGCAGACCACCGAAGGCGTCGATCGTCTTGACCTGGCCCATCTTCAGCGCGCGGTACGTCCACGCTGGCCGAACATCGGTATCGTCCCACGGCATCGCCTTGCGCACCGGCTGGGGATCCCAATACCAAATCTTGCGGCCGTTCATCAGGCGGGCGGTGAGCCAGCCATCCTCCAGCGCGTAGAGCACACCATAGGCTTCGTGCGGGGTCTTGTCCCACACCGTCCGCACCGCAGCTTCCTCCAGCCCTTCCCACACGTCGGGCACGCCCGGCGCCCACACCTCGCGATAGAGTTTGACGATGCGTTGGGCGAACTCGTCGGGTTTGTCCTTGGCATAGCGGGCCTTGAACTTCCGCCAGCCCATCTGGAAGCCGAGCCCGAGAACCGTGTTCTTTCCGGTCTGGTATTCCTCCGGGTCTTTCTTCTTGTCGAGCGGTCGGCTGTAGATCAGCCCGCCCATGTCGAGGTAGAGCGAGCCGCCTTCGCGCATAATGTCCAGCTTGCCCTGCTCACCCGCCAAGGCCAGGACGATACGCGCCTCGATCTGCGCGAAGTCCCCCGACAGGTACTTGCGCCCGGGGTCGGGGATCAGCGCGTGGCGCAACCCGGATACCACCGTCTCGACCGGGGGGCCGATCACTGCTGCGACGTACTCGGGGTCGCGCGACATGATTGCGTCCACCACCATTTCAGGCGGTGGTGCCTTGTCGTCTATCTCAAGGGTCCCACGAGGAAAATTTTGAGGTTGCAATAGGCGACCTGCCCACCGACCTGGACCAGCTCCGTGATATTGCAGAAGTCTACGGACCCGTCCATCGGCGCCGACACACTGTTCCATACGCGAGAGTTTTTTAATACTCGCGCTTCCAATGAGGCGCCGGATTGATAAAGCTCGATGGACACTATCGGGGATGTCTTGGCCGGTTTCTCCGTAGTCGTATTGGTCTTCTTCATCGTCATCTCCTAAAAGAACCGCGAGGGTTTCTTTGGTGAGGTTTGGTATCACGACCCCCTGGCCGCGCACCCAGTCAGCGATCTTCACCGCCTGCGATACCTTCAACCCGGTCAGGCTGGTGAACTCCGCGGCCAGGGGCTTGCTCGCCTTGTCCACAATCTCACGACAGGCGGATACATAGTCGAGGTCGATCCTGACGCCGCGCTCGTTGATGCGTTGGTCGAGCAGCCAAACCTTGCGCTCGCCTTCGGTGAGGTGGCCGATGCGGTTGAGCATGGAACGCTGGGTGCGCACGTCCGTTTCGCAATAGCGATAGACGCGCTCCATGATCTCGGGCGTGCGCTCGGGGAGCATTCCAGTCTTCTTGTTGAAGCGGGATAGGCCAACGGTGAGACGACTTCCCTCCATGTCCTTCTCGATGTTCAAACCGAGGACACGAGCGCCGACTTCAAGCTGCTGCGGGATTTGCTTCATCGCGCAACACGCAAGAGTGCATTCGAAACGAGAATTTGGAACATCAGGGAAGCTAAACTGCGGTACCATAACGTACCGCCATATGTCTTTTTCAAAGCCAGCATTGTGGGCCACGAACATGACATCGGGATCAATGACCAATGCTGTAAGGGCATTAGTGTAAGCGGCATCCCCGGGAACCCACGTACCGATGCCGCCTGAATGTTCAAACGACAGGCACAGGACTTCCGTAGTCGGGTGTTGCGCGTAGGCCGACGAGCCCGCGATCTTCAGATCACACCCGCTGGCCGTTTCGAAATCTAGGACCACCTCTCTCACGGGATCATCCCGAGAGGTTTTATAGAGCGAGGTTGATCAATCCCACGAACGACATACGCCGCATTAATGACGCCGTACAGTTCACGCGGCACGAACAGGGGACGCTCGGCGTAAGCCTCCCACATGCGCAGAAACTCGACGACGTTCACAAAGTCATGGTCGGACAAGATGACAGGCGGCATGGTCTTCCTCCAGAAATGTGGGCCGGGGGCGCCCTGGAGAAACGCCCCCGGCCCGGCCCGCATTGCTCGCATCTTTTCAGCGAGGCTTACGCGCGGGTTACCAATTGCCGTCCGTATCTTCCGACAGGTCGGCACCGCCAGTGGGGTCTTCGTCCTTGTGCGTTCCGATGTAACCCCGGAAACGCTCGGCCGCAGGAGCACCACCGCCAGCGATACGCTTGCCCTTGCCGGTGGCGAGGATGGCATTGACATACGCGGTCACACCATCCGGTCCATTGCCACCTTCGTAGGCGACGAAGTTGAACTCGGGCACCACCTCGGCGCCGAAGAAAAACTTCGCCTTGTACTTGGCGAACATCGTGTCGTCCTCAAGGTCGATCACCCGACCGTTCTCAAGGATGGACAAGGCCGGCCGGTACTTCGACGCGGCATTGATGACGATGCAGCCACGCTGCCAGTCGCCATCGTCCTTGCCCGACTTTGCCTTACGCGCTTCGGCCAGGTCGTCACCCTTCGCGAAGGGCAACTTGAACGTCCCGGCTGCATACTCGGCCTTCAGGTCGCGGGTCGGCCACTTGGCCTTGGCGACGGTGATGGCGAGCGCCCGCATGGACTTGAGTTCTTCGCTGTCCTTCGGGATGACGAATGCGGCCTTGTACTTGGGCTCACCCGAGGTCTTGCCGTTGCGCTTGAACTGCACCGGATCGACGAGATGCGGGTGGGCGAGAATAACGGGCGTGGTCAGTGCGTAGCGTCCGTCTGCTGCTTGGTCACTCATGTTTCATTTCCTTCTCATGGTTGCTCAGTTGGTGCTGTCGGGCCGGGAGGCGGCGCCATCCCGTCAGCAATAGCTACGATACACGACCGCCCTCTCGATTAGATTTCGTTTCGCTTGGAGTCGAAGTCGAACTTGCCGACATGACCGTTTTGCGGGATGGGCTTCGGGTCTTGCGCGTCGTGGAAAAGTTTCGCGAGCTGTTCCGGCGTACCCGACACGGCTCCGGTTTCGCAGCCAGCGACATCGAAGAACCCGAACACGACGTTGGGCTGATCGGCCTTCTCGGCATACGCAACCTGCGTAGTTCCGGCCGGGGGCTGAAGCACCTTCACAACCTTCTGCGCGTCAGCGTCAGGGAGAAGTTCGAAGGTCCATCCAGCCGCGGTAAAGTCGGTCTGCTCGTTGGTGAGCGTACGGCCCGTGCAATCCGCCATCGCGGGGAGGACCAATGCCCCCAAGAAAGCCAGTCCGATAATCGCCGTTTTCATGCCCCGCCCTCCTGAATTGCGGCGATCGCACCTGCGAACCGCTCGCTGGAAGTCTTTACCTTTACACCCACCCGGCTATCGCTGGCAAGGGCTACGGTCAGGCCAGTCTCAGGGGTGTAGGCCCACTCGTGGACGAGGGTCTTGGCGTCTGCACCCAGCTTCTCTATCTCGGCCGGCGACTTCATCTCAGGCGCCGTCATGGCTTGCGCCCCGACCTTTCCGGCGATCACCTCTGCGGCACCCGGCTTCCAGACCCGGTTGGCCTTCTTGTAGACCAGCTTCACCAGGTCGAGACAGTCGTCCATCTGGCCGAGGTTGAGACGGCGATACGTCTCATCCTCCAACGCCTTGGTGTAGAACTTCACCGCGGCAAGTTGCTGGTAACTGAGGGCGAGGGTCTTGTTGTCGGATGCAACCACCCGCGCGGGGTCATAGGTGGCTGCGGCTTTGAACAGCCCTTCAACCAAAGGGCAAACAAGTTTGGCAGGGCAGAAGCGGCACCATGATCCAGCATCAAGGTGCTCGTCAAACTCAGTCTGGACCATTGTTGGAGCAAGCGTTCCAGTAGCCCATGCTCTAATGGTGTCAGCGTCGGTAACCCATTGCCGGATTGGTCCGTCATGGTGAAAGCCTCTTGGTTGGATGATGCGCAGGCGCACCGCACCATTGATCTCGGGATGGTTGGCGAGGATGCCGAAAGCGTAGTACATGAGCTGCGGGTTGTTCTTGATCTCGACCGTGATGCCCTCGCCGTGTTTGTAGTCGTTCACGTCGAGGCAAATGAGTTCGTCCACCGGACGGATGACCCCGCAATCGACGGTGCCGTAGAAATCCGGGTGGATGTCGGACGAGATACCTTCCTCGATCAGCACGGCCAAGGCGTTGACGAACGATGGCCGCACCGTGTCGAGATAGACCTGGATGGCGTCGGCGATCTCAACATCGACCTCAACGCCGTTGGTGGTCTTGAACCCAATCACCTCCCACGCATCCAGACCCTCGCGCAGACACTTGGCGATCGCCTCGTGCGCAGCAGTACCGTTGGCGCGGTAGTCGGGCTCGTCAGTGTCTTCGGGGATTTCGAGGCGCTTGATGAGCGCCACCGAACCCGGGCAGTTCATCCAACGCTCCGCGCTACTCGCCCCAAGAGGTGAGTGTGCTGGTCTGTTTTCGTCGGTCATGTTTCTCTCCAGAAGAAACGGGGTTAAGCAAGCGCGGCCAAATCCTCAATGAACTTTGCACGTGCCTCGGCCGGGATGTCCCGGGCTTGCTTGGGCGGTGTCACGTACTTGCCAATCAACTGTCGGATTTTCGGCGCCGCAGCGTCACCGTGAACCTTCCGCAGCTCGCCGTTCTTATGGTTGATCTTGCTGGTGAGTTCGAGGTCGGTGACCGCAGCGACTTCCGCACCCCACTCGTCCCCGGCCGGGTCTTTGCGTTCCTCGCCCGTGCTGATCTGTGGCTTGTCCACCTTCAGGTCAGCCGGGATGTCCGGGAAATCGGTGTCGTCAACCTTGGCCTCTGCCACCGGCGGTGCAACCTTGGGCGGGCGACCGGGCTTTTTCTTGTCGCCCTCCAGCTTGCCAGCGTTGGCTTCCTTGATGCCAGCGGCGTCGTGTGTGTCCTTCGTCGGTAATGCCTCACCCGACACGGATGCTGGAACCGCTACAGGCTTCAGCCCGAGCGCAGTGAAAACTTTGTTTTGCGCCAACAGGAATGCGGCATCTAACACCGTCGAAGCGTCTTCGCCATCAACCGCGCTGACATTGAATGTGATCGTTGCTTTCCGGTTTTCGTACTCAGCCAGCTTGCGCGACTGCTCGAAACCTACGGAACCGCCAGTGATCGTAGCCATGTTCATTTCTCCAGTTGTGGACCGCGGTTACGGTGTACCAGGTGAGCCGCGCGTCTCTCCAGTTTCAGGCCGTTCCCCGGATATGGAGTTTGCGGCTCCGTCTCCAGGCGGCTAGTCCGGCCAACCCGGCCAGCCCACTAGCTATCTCTACGCTTGCTCCCGACAACTGTCAACTGCACCCGAGCGGTGCCGCCCATGCCGAGCGCACGGTGTGCATCCCGGGACAAGTCGATGACGCGGCCACGGACATAGGGACCGCGGTCGGTTATGGTGACCTCGATCGCGTGCCGACCCCAGGTAACCTTAACACGGGATCCACACGGCAAAGACTTGTGCGCCGCTGTCAGTCCGCGTCCGGTGTAAGTCTGCCCGCACGCCGTTCGATGGCCGTAGAACCCGGGCCCGTACCACGACGCCAAGCCGGTTTCAGCGTTTGCTGAAGTGGCGAGAAAGAGTGAAAGTGCCGCTGCCATGATCCGCATCATGCTACCCTCCGATCGAGTGCCCGGTTTGTCGTACTCAGCTTCCGCAACGCTACGGCCAGCACTTTCTCCGCCAGCGAATTGGGGGCGACGAAAATATCAGCTTGAACGGTCTGCTTCTGCCCGCCCCGATCGAGCCTGTCAACCATTTGTTGGTTGTTGCCCGGGGTCCAGTCGGGCTCCGCGATCAGGACATGGGCGGACACGTCCTGCAAACCGTCCGTGCCGGTGCCGAGCGTCATCACGTTCCCGAGGATGATCTGCACCCGGGGGTTCCCGATGAACTCGGCCTTGGCGATGTCGTTGTGCTTCGTGGCCCCGGACTTGAAGCGCACCAGACCGTGCTTGCGCAGTTTGTTTTCAAGGATGTCCATGACCTCGATGTGCCACGCGAACACCACCAGCTTGCTCTCGCCGCCGTCGATCAGCATGGAAACGTAGTCGGCCACCTGGGGGGCCATCGCTATGCCCATCATGCGCCTGACCGTGCTGATGTCGCCCATCACGGAAATGTCCTTGCCCTCCAACGTCTCGGGATCAATGTCGAGCAACGCTTCCGCGGCGAGCGCCTGCTTGATCGCGGCCGTCTCGTCGAGCTGGATCAGATCATACACGGGGAGTTTCAGTTGCGGCATGACCTCTCGCTTGAGGTGGCGGGTCATGAAGTTGGCGCGCAGCCGGTTCTGAAGTTCGGCGTGCCGGCCGCTGCGCTCGTCGATGTAGACTTTGGTGCGCTTCTCTACTTCGTCGTAGCGTTCGATTTTTTGCGAAGGGTTGAAGCGGTTCGAGAAACTGTCTTCCGACATCCAGTCTATAGCGTCGAAGCACAGGCCGCGCGCTAGGGTATACGCTTCACGCGGTCGGTTGGGTAGGGGGGTCCCAGTGAGAGCCAAGATACTGCCCGCTCTGGATGCGATTGGCTCAAAAAGCGGGTTGTCACCTCCGCCAAAAACTGCACGCGTTCGTCTGGCATCAACCGACTTAAGATAATGCCCCTCGTCCAGAATGAGTAAATCATAGCGTCCTTTAGCGAGCCCTCGACCAATTGCTTCCTGTCTTGCGAGTTCATAGCTGACTATCGTCCATTGTGCGGTGGGGTGGACCCCGTGCCGACTGTGAAGGATGGGGTGGATGTAGTAGGGCCAGGGCATCATGGTCCACTCACGGATGCGTTTGACCCATTGCAGTCGGATGGAAGCTGGGCAGATGACAAGAACTCGTTTGGCAGAGATTTCATTAGCGAACGCAATTGCGATAGGAGTTTTGCCAAGGCCGGGCTCGTCTCCAACAAGGGTATTTCGTCTTCGGAGCGCATATTCGATATCCGCTTTCTGGAAGGGCCAGAGTTCCTGATCCATCGGAACCCGGATGTGGGCGCCGCTGCTCACACTACGCGAAGCCTCGATCTCTTTCAACATCGGGGACAGTTGCTCCAACGCCGCGGGTGAGGCGTACTGACCGAACGACGCCGCCGCGTAGGGTTCCTTCGTAAAAAGTATGGCTTCGGCCGCGGTCGAGCGCGGGTCGGAAATGTCCAGTCCGTGCTCACGCACCAGCATGGTCACGTCCGCCTCGCCGCGCGGCACGCGCAGCACGAAACTCGACGTGTTGGGAAACCAGTCGAGTTTCAATTTGGTTCTTTCGACGGTGGGCGGACTTTGCGCACCGGTTTCTTCCGGGTGCGCTCGGCGAGAATGATCTTCTGCGCTTCCACGACCCGAGCCCGAGCGTCGAGTTCACGCTGCTCCGCTTTGGTCGGAATTTTCGGTGGCATTTGACTTTCTCCAGATTGTCGGCGTACCGTACCAGCCGTCGAGAGGGAGCGCAACATTAAATCCGCCCTGCACCTTGCCGCCTTGGCCTACGCCGAGGCCAGCATTCCTGTCTTTCCCTGCATCGCTGGCGGTAAGGCGCCAGCCACCGCACACGGGTTTCAGGACGCTACCACCTCGATCGAGCAGATTGACGCCTGGTGGGGCGAGGCGGATTACAACCTCGCTCTCTGCCCCGAGAACGCGGGCTGGTGCGTCATCGACCTGGACCCGGACTGCGACGATCTCGATGTTCCCGACACATACGAAGTCAAGACCCCGCGCGGCGCCCATCTCTATTTCAAGGGCTCACTCCCACCGACAACCGGCAAACTGGGCGAGCATATCGACACCCGCGGCGTCGGTTCCTATGTTCTGGTGCCGCCCTCGATCGTCGATGGAAAAACTTACGAGGTATTGCATGACCGAGACATCGCAGAACTCCCAGCTTGGGTTGCTGAACGAGTTCGAAGATCGGATGAACAACATGGCAGCTCTGTGTCACAACCTGATCTTGGAACAGCACGTGCTCGCGCGCGAAGCCACCTGGCTAGTCTCGTACAGCGAGGCGATGTTGCAATCGATGGACGAGGCGGGGATACGCGAACTTTCCAACTTGCTTGCGAACTACTTAACCTGGGCGTCTCATCGGAGACTGCTCGGGAACTGTTAGAGGAAATATGGAACCCGCACTGCCTGCCGCCGTGGACTTCGGACGAGCTGGCGGTTAAGGTTGATAACGCCGTCCGGTACGCGCAAAACGAACCGGGCGCGTGGGGTGTTGAGCCGGCAGAGACAACCTTCCGCGGTGCTCTCGACAAGCTGGCGAAGGAAAAAAACTCGCCGGCTCAACGTTCCCGCTTTCACGCTGAAGACGAAACCGAACAGGAAGAAGGCAAAGACCCGTCATGGCTGATAAAGGATTTGTTTCCCGAACTATCCACCATCCTGACGGTAGGACAGAGCGGATCCTACAAATCCTTTCTGATGCTGGATTTGGCGCTGTGTTTAGCAACGGGAAAATCGTGGTGCGGAAGCCAGCCATTGCAGATGGGACCAGTGTTCTATGCGGCGTCAGAAGGTCGGCACTCGCTGAAGAAGGCACGGCGTCGAGCCTGGAAGATCGCCAAAGAGTTCGATGGTGGGATACCTGACTTCTTCGTGATGCCGACGCCGATCGTGGCCTACCCGGAAGACTGCCAGGAGTTCGGCGACGAGATCGCCCGTCGCTGCGGTGACGACCGCAAGCCCGCCATCATCTTTCTGGACACCGTGGCGAAGTGCATGGCCGGGCTCAACGAGAACGACGCAGGCGATGCCGGCCGCTTCGTCAAATTCTGTGATAGCCTTGTGGATGCCTTCGGCTGCTCCGTGGTGGCCGTGCATCACCAGTCGGACAAGGACGGGGCCAGCGTCGTGCGCGGCTCGTCAGCTCTACGCGCTGGCTTCGACAGCCTGATCCACGTCAAGGCTCATCGCGCCACCAAGGCCGTCGAGATGCGCGTATTGCAGCACAAGGACGCTGACGAGCCCGAACACCCGTGGACGTTCCAAGGCAAAGCGGTGGGGCCGTCGCTGGTATTCCAGCCAACCACACCCGACGAGCACCGGGCGCTGACCGGCGAGGCTACCGGGCTCGATCGGAAATCAGTCGGCGCCATGCTGAAATCGTTGAACGCGATCGGGCCGAGCAATGCCGTGACCACGCATGTCCTGGCGATGTCGCTGGTGCCGGCCGGGTCGAGTGACGACCTAATTAAGACGATGACACGGAGCCTGACGACGCTCGGCCGCGGGAAACTGGAAGCCTACTGCCAGCGCCTTGGCCGCGACCTGGCCTGGTCACTACCCGCCTAGCGGACGCGGAAGTGAAAGAAAACCTTGAAGCGCCACACAAGCCACGACCACAGCCATTTGCGGCCAGCGGTGGCGTTGCCCTGCAACGTGGTGCCGATGTGACCACCCTCAGCCTTGATCCCGTAGTGCTTGGGCATCACGCGACCCTTTCCCACTTGGTCCCATTGTCAAAACTCAGCGTGGCGCCGATCGGTGGCGGGTTTACCATGTCGTCCGCCGGGAATGGTCCTGTTGCACGTGCAAGCGGTTTCGGAGCGTGCCAGCGCCACGGCCGGGCGAAACGCTTGACGCCGGCAATGACGACCTCGGCCTGGGGGCCACGCTCGCAGCAGTCAGCGAGCCCGCGCGTGGCGAGCGCCTTCAAAGCCTTGTAGAAACGCCTACGCGCCGTGATGCCATCGCCCTTGGCGAACTGCTCGGGCCACATCAACTCGACGATCTGATTGGTCGAGAGCGTGTCCTGCTCAAGATGCAGCCGCGCCACCGTGTCGGGGTCCGACAAACGCTCACGAACGCTTTCCTCGACGTAGGCGTAAGCGCCCTGCCAGTCGTTGTCAGCCGCCAAAGCGGTCTGTAGCCCGCGCCAATCGTTCATCCGAATGCATCCTTATGGGCTTTTTGCACGAGGTCAAAAGACAGTTCTTTGCACCGGGTGCTGTCATCGGGCAAGAGCGCACGAACAGCCTCGTGAAACTTGAGTTCGCTCGCCAAGCCGGAAATCTGATTACGGCCACGGGAGATTGCAGCATCAAGATCAGCCGCCGTGCATTCGCCCAGTGACTTGCCATTGATGCGCCAGCGATCCCAAAGGCTGGTAGCGAAATGGCGATTACTTTCATTTGGCGTCGGGCCGCGCTTAAGCTGAATGCGAACAGCGGCTTCCGCGCGCAGTCGCAAAGTCTCCCAACCCACGTAAAGAACATGACGCATCAATTTTGGCTGCTTGACGAGCGTTACTTCCGCATCGTCAAAATCCTTGGCTTTCATCAACAGGTCACTGACCTGCATTTCAATCGGTTGAACGGGCATTATTGGCTCCTGCGTGTTCAGTCCACATTTTCATTACTTCAAACTGCGCCTCGATCGGCAGCAGCGGCATAACAAACTCCGTGAGTTTCTGTGCGAAGACCAGAGATTTTCGGTCGTACTTCAACTTTGCCGCATTTACCTTTTCTTTGTTTGCCGCCGCCCAAGCGAGCTCGCGATTTCGGCAAGCCCGATACCGTGCCGGGTCTTTCTTGATAGTTTCATGGTAGTATCTTTTGTGCGCTTCACGAACTTCTTTCAGGTGGCTCAAACGATACCTTCGAGAGGATGCCCTTTTGCTCTCAACCCCTGTCAGTCCGGTCCTCACTCTCATGTTGCGACCGGGAAAATGATGCCAACGGTCTGACCGGAATGCGAGGCGATGCGCGCGAGCGCGTCATTCGCCACAGTCGTTGCATCCTCCAGGCCGCGGGCAAGGTGAAGTTTCATGCGACCATAAGCAAAGGGGTCGCTGTGGTGCGCAGAGGCGTGCAGGCGAGCTGCGCGTTCGTCCAGTACCTTGTTGCGCGGCGCCACACGATAGGCGTCAGACATGCCTTGCAGGTCCGCCTTCCAGCGACGATCGAGCAAGCCGAGCAATTCCGATGGACCTTGCGGCAGATTGGTCAATTCCGTTCCTCCGCATCATGCATGAAGGCCGGCACCGGATTGCCCGGCTTCCACGGTTCCTGATACGTCGTCTGCGTCCGCAAACCCCGCGGAGCGGGTTTAGCCGCCGGCAGTTCCAGACGCCAGATGCGGCCAATGACGGAATTGCGCGTGCGATGCAGGTGGTCCCCAATCGCACGCCGGCTCATCTTGCGATGATTGTCCACCAAAAATTTGTCGTCTTCCTCTGTCCATTTTTTCACAGCGATTTTCCTTTTGTGAAATGCAAAGCCTCGGGCAACTTGCGTTCATCCGCCACGATCCAGGCCGACAGACACGCAAACATTTCGATACGATCGGCGTCACTCAGGCCAATGTCATCGGCGAGCAACGAAAACGAATGTGTGAGAGCATCGACGTGGCCGACGCGAACGAATGTCTTTTCCCAGTCTTCCGTCGAGGGGTCTTTACGAAAACCCGTTACCACGGAACCATCCTTTGCGATCTTGGCACGATCGGCAAGTTGGCTAGGCCAGTTGCGCAAGGGCTTGATCGCGAGAATGATTGAACCGCTTAGCGTGGTGTTGCCTTTGGTGACAACCAGCGCACGGTATTGCCAGCTCGCGGTCTGTGCTTCCCGGTCAATAATCATTGCCGCCCTCCACATAGGCCCGCCAGGCGCTCGCATCGTGATCCGGGTCGCCGGCATGGGGATTGTAGTCGAATGCCTCGCCGTGTTGCGTGGCCTTGCGGCGCTCGGCAAGGCGGCGTTCCACGCCACGCTGCCAGCGCGAGGTCTGCAACAGGTCTTCAATCGGATCATCTCCAGTCATCGCGCAATCCCTTTGGGGTTTAGCGTTCATTCCTTAGCACGGCCGGTTGACCATGCCAAGGCAGGAAAGCTATTCCGTCAGATCAAGCCATGCGGATCCAGGTGACTTCATTGCAATCAAAATCTGCACGACGCCCTCGGCAAAAATCTCCCGAACTGCATAGGCCGCATAGGCCGCACGAGCCGCATCGGCCGCATAGGCCGCCTCGGCCGCATTGGCCGCCGCATTGGCCGCCGCATCGGCCGCCGCATCGGCCGCACGGGCCGCATAGGCCGCCGCACGGGCCGCCGCACGGGCCGCCGCATAGGCCGCATAGGCCGCACGAGCCGCCGCATCGGCCGCATAGGCCGCACGAGCCGCCGCACGGGCCACCGCATTGGCCGCACGAGCCGCATAGGCCGCCGCATCGGCCGTTCCTTCGTGTTCGCAACGATCCGCTTCCGAAGTCAAACCCGCCAAACGCAAAGCCGGTGGCAAAATTTTTCGGATCGTAAATTCTGTGACACGTTTCGTAAACTCTACGTCGTCGAGAGTGTCGGTTCCGAGTTGAGCGATAGCAAGGCGACGCAATCCTTTGGCGCGGGCTTTATCCGACGACCACGTTTGATCGTTAAGCGTGATTTTCAGGGAACGTACCGCCTGTGAAACGCACTTGGGATTGTCCGAGTGTGGGAGGCCCAACGCATAACATACAGCGGCCTCGACACACATTCCACCGGGCTTTTGAGTGCCTAAGCCTTTGACCAGGCCAGCATCGACGGTATCCAAAACTTTCTTTGCGATTTCTCGCGTCAGCGTTTGCATTAGTTTTTCTCCAAGTTGAGGCCTAGCCCTCATTCCTTGGCATGGCCAACGGGTGCCCATGCCAAGGCAGGAAAGCTAGGCCAGTAAGGTTTCAATCTCCGTCACCACGTCGGCCGGGATTGTGCGCATCAGCCAAGCGTGGCCGTATCTGTAGGGTTTGCCATTGTGTAGATAGCCCGGATCGGGATCGAGCCCGACCGCGGCCAGTGCCGCGCTGGCTTTTTCGTAGTGGCTTTCAGGATAAACCGCCGTGACCGGGTTCAGCCTTAGCCACTCATGTTGCGCGGGTGAGCCGGCCGTCATGTCGTTAAGGTGCCACTCGCGCCACAAGCGAAGAATGGTTTGCGCCGTCGCGTTGTCGGGAAAATATCCGGCAACGTCCTCAACAATCTGCCCGCCGCTAACAATGTCACGCCGCGACGGTTTCCAGATACTGCCACAAACTGAAAATCGCCCGTAATCTTTTTCACTTTTTTCTCATCCCTTCAGGGTTCGAGGTTTAGAACGTAAGAGCTTCCCATTGCTCGCGCGACATGCGGACGACCTCGCCATCGCCATAGCGATACACGATAACGTCGAGGTCGAGCGCCTTGGCTACGTCCGCGGCAATCTCCTGAATGCCTGGCGCGCCGTTGTCGATGACGGTAAACAGTTTGAACGCTTCATGCACGGTGCGGCCATTGCTATCAACCGACCATTGCTCGCTGTCGGTCACGTACACGGGCCCGAACGCACCAATCAGCCGATCGGTCAGAGCCTTGCGATAAATCTCCGTAGCCTTGCCGGCCCGGTCACGCAAGGGTACATAAATTTTGGCTTCACGTAGCATCGGATTGTTTCCTCGGGTTAATGCCAGAAATTGCGAACACGCGAAGGTCTTCCCATAGGCCAAACGCCGCGAGCCAAGGGGTTTCGAAAATTTCCCCGCGGTTGAATTTTTGCGCCATTGCCTTTTCGTGACTGTTGGCCGCACCGACCAAACGGGCCGCTTGCGATTGGGTTAACGTGTTCCAGTCGATTGACGCGAGCTGCATGAGGTTCTCCAAGGCGTTTAGCGTTCATTCCTTAGCACGGCCGGTTGACCATGCCAAGGCAGGAAAGCTAAGGTTTGGAGGGCGCTAGAGTGTCCTTCGCCCGTTGATAGGCTAAATCAGCCGGCCAATGCCGTCTGCTTTTATCGTGACCGTCTTTCCGCTAACGTCGAGTTTGACGCGGATACCGCTTGCAAATTCAGGCTGGCAAACATGCCATGGGTTAGTGTCGCGCTTGAAGCGGTCAACATACAGGGATTTGCGAACGAAGCGCACTACAGTCCCAAAACGGTCACCCATCATCCAACGATCAAGATGCGGCGCGATCTCAATGCGCGTGCCAACGCTGCAAACCGATACGGTGCTAAATGGTCCGAACATTTGGTTTCTCCGGTTTTCGGGCTCATTAGAAGCCCCTACAGTCGTTTCGTGGGAGTGTCGGCTAGGTAGGTCACCCCTCGCTTTTGGGCTTAGGCTTCATTGCCGCGCAACGCCACTTGCGCGGTGTATGAAGGCTAAACGATGGACCAAATCTCGGTAAGCGTGCCGTTGTCGGCAACGTAGAACGTGGCGTTGCCATGATCGTTGACGTGCAAGACCTCGCCTTGAAAGTCGGCAGGAATTTCGCTGGTGTCATTGACCATCAACACACCAGCGAAATTCATCATCTGTTGAAAATCCGGCATGAGCCAAAAACCAAAATCCGCGCCGTCGCCTTCATGCGTGCCAAAATAGCCATAGGCCGGCGCATACTCGTTCAAGGCGTCTTGCAGGCCATTGACCAATTCGCTGGCGGTCTCCCGATCGTCTGGCGTGGCGTTGTCGAGCATCCTGTCCGCCTCATCAACCAATTTGCGGTGATAACGTTGCGCACCGCAGAGCAAGGCGAGCTCGCCACTGAACGCTTCAATTAAATCCTCATCCAGCAGCGTACCAGTGGAAATGCTGCCAATCGTTGCCTTGTATGTCATCTGATTTTTCTCCAGTTTTCGGGCTTAGGCTTCATTGCCGCGCAACGCTACTCGCGCGGTGTATGAAGGCTAACTTTCGGCCGGTACTAAGGCTAGGACGTCCGCTGAGAAAGCGGCGATTAGGTTCTCATAAACTGGCCGGCCGTCGCGTGGCTCATCCTCCGGGAAGATTTCGACAATCATCCAAGCGCCGTTGCCATCCGACCAGTTGCGGCCATCTTCAGCGTCTTCGCTTTCACTCCACGGCAATTCAGGATACTCGCCGTCGGCTGTGTCTTCGCAAGGCGGGTCATAGAAGATAGCGGAAATGCAATATTCCGCCTCGCCATCAATTTCGATGTTGCGCAATGCCCATGCTTGGCCGGCGCCTTCCTTCATTTGACTGACTGCGGCGAGCTTTGCCAAACGCCACGGCTGATCGGTGTTTACGTAGTAGCTCGCGAACATGTGGCTTACACCATCGTTACCATTGCCACTGGATATCCCGTAAAGTGTCATTTTGATTTTTTCTCCAGGTTTAGGACTTGTCTTAATCGCTTGCGTCTGTGCATCACCTCTCGTGCCAACCGAGGACGGTGGCGAGATGCACTAACGCTTGCGATAATAGCAGTCCTAACGCGGCTTGTAAAGGGTAGAACAGGATAATTCGTATTCTGGCCTATCACAGTTGCGTTACCGCGCACCTCACCTATGCGTTAAAACGGCTTTGCGTTCCATAATCCCACGCACCTCGTGGCTGGGATTTGCTCGGGTGTGGTAGCCTGTTACCATGGCCTATGATGATCGTCATAACCCCGCTTTGACAATCGTTCGCAACATTGCTGGCCTATGTGTGCTCATCTTGAGCATATATCGCCGCGCGCTTGCCCATGCGGTCTACCAGGTGCGATTGATAATCATTCTCAATTTGGATGGTCAGATGAGAATGGTTCGCAACAAAGATACCAGGTGCGATTGATAATCATTCTCAATTTGGATG